CCTTACGCAATCGTACTTCTCGATGATCCGTCTCTTCTGCTTGCCCTAATACAATGCCCTCATTGCGGCGATCCGTTGCCGGAGCATAACTGGTGTAAGCACTGTGGTGATGTAACCTGGCTGGATGAATACGAAGACCTACCTAATAAAATGGGATGGCCAGGATGAAACGTTGGACTGAGCAGGACAAAGAGTGGTTGGGCTACAAGCGCAAGGAGCCTGCTAAGATAACGTTGCCGCCTGCACCTTGGGAGAAGAAATCTGCGGCTAACATGACCCACGAAGAGTTTTCGGACGAGTTAGTGCGCCTGCGGGAGAAGGCGTTGCATATAGATTCTGTAGTTGGCACGCGGCAAGACCGCAGCTACCGGAATCAGAAACGGGGTAAGAAGATTGGATATTAACTTTACGCCATCAAAGACTGCGGCGAAGTTTATGCAGTCAGACGCGAAGATGCGTGTGCTTATGGGGCCGGTTGGGTCTGGTAAGTCGGTGGCGAGTTGTTTTGAGATTGTGCGTCGGGCGAGTGCGCAGGAGCCGAACGAACAAGGCATACGCAAAACGCGGTGTGCTGTTGTGCGTGAGACCGTGCGGCAGCTGACGGATACGACGATTAAAACATTTCTGGACTGGTTTCCACCTGGCCCATGTGGTCAGTTCATGCGTACGACCAAGACGTATTTCTTTAAGGTTGGCGATGTTGAGTGTGAGATAATGTTTCGAGCGCTTGATGACGCGGACGACGTAGCGAACCTGAACTCACTCGAGCTTACCTTCGCGTGGTTCAACGAGTGCAGGGATATTAACTCCGAGATTGTCGATGCGATGTCTAAACGTATCGGGCGTTTTCCTTCTAAGAAGGACGGCGGGCCAACGTGGCATGGTATGTGGGGGGACACCAACCCACCGACTATGGACACTTGGTGGTATTATCAGATGGAGAAGCTTGATCCTAAAGACGGAGTCAGCCTTAACGACAACGGGTGGGATGTGTTCAAGCAGCCCTCCGGACGTAGCATCTATGCAGAAAATGTGGAGAACTTACCAGATGGATATTATGACACCCAGGGGCGTAGCGAAGAATATATACGGGTCTTCATTGACGGAGAGTACGGACTCAGCTCAGCAGGTCAGCCAGTCTACAAGTATTTCAGACCGGACTATCACATGGCTGATGAGACTCTTAGCCCTATCCTCAATGGGGTTCGTCCTATCGTTGTTGGTATGGATTTGGGGTTGACACCGGCAGCAGTTATAGGGCAACAAGACCCCCGTGGACGGGTGCTGGTTCTCGATGAGGCAGTCTCATTTGATATGGGCATTCAGCGCTTCGTCCGCACGATTCTCAAACCTATGATCTATGACCGGTTCTCCGGCGCACCAATACTTGTTGTGACAGACCCAGCAGGTATTCAGCGTGCCCAGACCCACGAACGCTCGGCAGTTGACATCATCAAGGCCGAAGGTTTCCGCGTTATCCCAGCTAAAACAAACAATGTGTCGGCTCGTCTTTCCGCAGTGGACGATTTCCTTATGCGGCACGTTGATGGCGATAGCGCGTTTTTACTTGACCCAAAATGTTCGCAGCTAAAAGCTGCTATGATGGGCGGGTATCGTTTCCACCATAAGAACGGAAACATTGATAAAAATAACCACTCTCACATTGCAGAGGCTTTACAATACTTCATGCTCCATGTATCTACAGCAGGAGAAGGGTCACACATCCCAGTACGTCGAGAAGTCAAAAGGGTTGCAGCTTCAGGCTGGACTTGATAAGGTCTAATTGTCATCTCGAGACATCCTTCATAAGTTACCTCACTTACCCTCTATGGATTGCCCCCATAGGGGGTAATTTTTCTTGACTTGCGTTAGAACCTGTTGCCATGTATAACTTAACGTATAGAATTTTGTAGGAGTGTAAACATGCACAAAGGAATGCCTTGCGGCTGTGGCAAACCTTACACAGTCTACTCGGATAACCCCAAGATGGACACAAGCGGAATGGCTGAGCGTAAAGTTCGCCAATATAAGTCCGGCGGTGTTGTATACTCTGATAAGAACGACCCCGACACTATAGTCGAAATGGACGATCTGGACGAGGAATAATGAATGCTTAACGTTGTAAGTAACTCGGAACTACGCAAACGCGAAAAAGAGATCGTGGATAAAGAATTGGCAGCACGCCAAGCGAATCCCGTTGTTCTGGGCCTTGCAGCACACCTTCGTGCGTGCTGGGATGCAGCGCGACAAGCTAAGAAGCCTATTGAAAATATCATGCTTCGCGGACTACGCCAACGTAACGGAGAGTACGAAGCAGACAAATTAAAACAGATTCACGAGCAGGGCGGCTCAGACATCTATATGCAGATCACTGAGGTAAAATGCCGTGCAGCTGAAAGCTGGCTGCGCGATATTTTGCTAGATACAGGCTCTCCGCCTTGGGACTTAAACCCGACACCAATTCCCGATTTATCGCCCGAGCAGACAACCGAGTTGCAGAACGCGTTTGCGTCTGTAGTGACTAGAATCGTAGAGAATGAAGGCCGTGCGCCGACACCCGACGAGATGGTCGAGCTAAAAGAAATGGTCGCGCAGGACTACCGGTTTAAGCTTCTTGAGGCTGCAGACAACCGTGCGCAGAAGATGAAGGTTAAGATTTCAGATCAGTTTGCTCAAGGCGGTTGGTCGGATTCTTTCAACGAGTTTATTACTGACCTAGTTACTTACCCATGTGCCTTTGTTAAAGGGCCAGTTATCCGCAGGCAGCGTAAGCTAGGCTGGGCTGTGGGTGAAGATGGCCGCACAGTCGTAGAGGCTGACGAGATTATCGCGCCGGAGTTTGAGCGTGTTGACCCGTTCCGAATCTACCCCGAGCCAGGTATTTCTAATATCAACGAAGGGTATTTGTTTGAGCATCATCCCCTAAGTCGTACCGAACTGGCCGACCTTATTGGCGTGCCAGGGTACGATGATGACGCTATCCGTAAGGTGCTGGACATCGGCAACGGATCATCGTGGATTAACGAAGACGTAGAGCTTATTAAGGACGAGGAGGAGCGTAAGTTCCACTCGTTTAACAGGCCAACAGAAACCTTTGACGCTCTAGAGTTCTGGGGCAAAGTCACCGGTAAGATGCTTATCGAGTGGGGTCTTGACGAGGACGAGATTGAAGAAGAGCATCGTGAGTATGATGCGAATGTGTGGATCGTTGGCAACTATGTCATCAAAGCCATCCTCAATTACGATCCGCTAGGAGAAAAACCCTATGCTAAAACATCTTTCATTAAACGCCCTGGCGCTTTCTGGGGTAGCGGCATACCGGAAATTATTGAAGACATTCAAGGAGTTTGTAACGCAGCTGCGCGTGCTCTTGTCAACAACATGGGAATCTCTTCTGGCCCTCAAGTCGAAGTTAATCTCGAGCGTATCCCACCAAATGAAGACATTACGCAACTCCATCCTTGGAAGATTTGGCAAGTAACAAACGATCCGTTGGGGTCAAGTGCGCCAGCCGTGCGGTTTACGCAGCCTGACGACAACGCTACTACGCTACTTGGCGTATATGATAAGTTTAGTAAGTTGGCGGACGACCATTCAGGTATTCCGTCATATGTGTACGGCGACCTTAATGTACAGGGCGCAGGACGCACATCCTCAGGGCTGTCTATGCTTATGGGCGCAGCCGGTAAAGGTATTCGCCAAGTTGTTATGCACATAGACAGCGACATCATTAAACCGATTGTCCATCGTCAGTTCGTTTACAATATGCGTTATGACGAGGACGAATCTATAAAAGGCGATGTTGAGATCATGCCAAAAGGCTCGATCAACCTTGCGGTTAAAGAGACCGTCAACATCCGCCGACTCGAATTTCTTAATGCAACCGCCAACCAGATCGACATGGAGATTGTTGGTAAGGATGGCCGCGCCGCGATTCTTCGTGAAGTGGCTAAAGGGTTGCAGATGCCTGTGGACGACATCATCCCATCTAGGGAGAAGGAAGGCTACATGAATCGGATGGCAGCTAAAATGCAGCTTGAAGCCGCTAAGGCAGAACAAGCCGCAGGAGGTTCGCCAGCTCCGGTGCAGCCCGACGGTACCCCTAAAGGTGGGCAGGATGCGAACATAGTTAGTAACCGCGACACAGGAGCAGCAGGATGATCCGGCCTACCCCTGAAGTTACTAAGGCACTAGCCGCAAGTGTGCGCCAATATCCGGTGATAGCCGAATGGTTTGCGGAATGGCGGATGCACGAGCTAGAGCAGCTACCCAGCGTCGCGCAGAATACGGCACTTGCACAGGGGCGGTGTCAGGTTCTGACAGAACTTTCTAAGTTCGTGAGCGAGTCCCCTGAGATAGCGGCAAAGTCGTCATGACAGCTGCTAATTACGCACACCGATAGGAGCGTTCAACATGGCAATACCAAAGCAAGTTCAGATGCAGTCTGAGGCAGTACAAGAACTCTATAAGGAACTCAACGGGGAAGTTGAGGCACAGGGCGATGCGCCCGAGGCCGCAGCTAACGATGCTGAGCAGCCTGTAGAGGAGGTTGTAGCCAACAGTGCAGCGGAGCAAGCACCCCAGTCTGGTACCGAGGAGCAAGGAAAACCGGACACCAAATCTGAAGAGACTTGGGAGCAGAAGTACAAAACACTGCAGGGTATGTACAACGCTGATGTTCCGCGCATGAAAGCGGAGAATCGTGAGTTGTCGTCCCGTGTTGCTCAAATGGAGCAGCTGCTTAGCACATTAAATTCTCAGCCTGCGCAGCCTGAGTCTGTTGATCCTTTGATTACAGATAAAGATGTTCAGGAGTACGGGGATTCTATTGATGTTATGCGGCGTGCAGCACGAGAGGAGTTGGCTCAGTCCAACGCTCGGGTGGCACAGCTTGAACAGCAGATCGTGCAGATGCAAGCCAGCGTATTACCGCAGATGAATCAAATCTCGCACGCACAGGCGCAATCAGCAGAGCAGGGGTTTTGGGCTGATCTTTCAAGGAGAGTTCCTGATTGGAACGCTATCAACGAGAGCGCTGACTTTCAGTCATGGCTGTTGGAGGTAGACCCACTTACAGGAATTTCACGCCAAACGTATCTAGAAGACGCGCAAGCTAATCTAGATTCAAGCCGCGTGGCTCAGTTCTTCATGTCTTGGCCAGGGGCAAAAAGTGTGTCAGTTGCTCAAACCAGTCGGAAGGCTCCGTCTAACCAGTTGGAGAAGCAGGTATCCCCAGGGCGAGGTCGCTCAGGGACAAATACTATGCCATCCGAAGGCCAGACGTACTCTCCAGCGGACATTGAAGGCTTCTTTGATGCCGTCCGTAAAGGTAAGTACAAAGGTCGGGAAGAGGAGCGTGGCCGAATAGAGCGTGACATTTTCGCAGCCCAGCGAGAAGGTCGCATAGTCACTGCATAATTAGAAGGAGGCTATCATGGCTTTTGCAGTATCATCAGGTCGTCCGGACTACTCCGGCAATTTTATCCCTGAGATTTGGTCGGGCAAACTCATCGAGAATTTCTACGATGCGACTGTCCTATCCGCAATCTCTAACACTGACTACGAAGGTGAGATTCGTAACATGGGTGATACGGTTAATATCCGTACTACTCCGGAAATCACCATCAAAACCTACGTTAAGGGTCAGACTCTTGCAGTCGAAAACCCTGACAAGGCTAAGCTGCAGCTCGTAATCGACAAAGGCGAATACTTCGCTTGCGTTGAAGACGACGTTGACCAAGTTCAGTCTGACATCGCATTGATGGATCAGTGGTCTAAAGACGCTTCTGAGCGTATGAAGATCAAGATTGACCAGCGCGTGTTGACTGATCTGTTGCCTGACGTTAGCGCGAGCAACAAAGGTGCAACAGCTGGTCGTATCTCCGGCAACCTAAACTTGGGTGTAGCCGGTACTCCACTATCTCTGACAAAGACCAATGTCATCGACTCTATTGTTGATGCGGGTACTGTGTTGGACGAGGCTAACTGTCCTGAACAGGATCGTTTCCTTGTTATCCCAGCAAAGATGGCTGGTCTTATCAAGCAATCTGACTTGAAAGACGCGTCTATCACTGGCGACAACACTTCACCTCTTCGCAATGGTCGCCTTGGCATGATTGACCGTTTCACAGTCTATGTGTCTCACAACCTGTACAAGTCAGGTGCTGAGTTCAGCTGTATTGCTGGTCATAAGATGGGCTTCACTTTTGCATCTCAGATGACAAATATGGAAACCATCCGTTCAGAGACAACTTTCGGCAACATTATCCGTGGTTTGCAAGTTTATGGCTATAAAGTAGTTAAGCCAGAAGCTCTCGCAACTATGGTTGTCAGCGTATAAGGAGAGACGATCATGGCTACTTATAATGACGGTAAAGGCTATAATCTTGGTACTGGCGC